GCAACTCGATCTGGAACAAAGCCGCCCGCCTGATCCGGACGACGCTCATCCCGCGTATTCGCGGCAAGGTCAAGTCCGACCCGGTGACAGGGTACATCGAGAACACGACCATCACTTATTGGGACGGTCTTGTACGCAGGGCGCTCGATACGATGAAAACGGCTCGCAATATTGCCGATTTCGACATCTACATCGACCCCAAGCAGGCGGCTGTAAGCACGAGCCCCTTCAAGGTCAAGGTGCAGATCGTCGCCGACGGCATCGTGCATGAGTTTGAGATCGACCTCGGCTACACTAAATCTATCTAAACAATGGCACTGAAAACATTACTTATCAACAAATTCGGCAAGGTTGCCGGGTGGAACAGCATCACCACGACGATGCTGGGCCGGGACCTGGAGGGGATCACCGAGCTGGAGTACGGCGATACGGTCGAAAAGGAAAACGTCTACGGCGCCGGAGGATTCCCCGTCGGACGCGGCGAGGGCAACTATGCGGCAACGGCATCCGTCACCCTGATCAAGGAGGAGGCCGACGCTCTGCAGCTGTCGCTTGGCCCCGGCAAGCGTCTGACCGATATCGCTCCTTTCGACATCGCCGTGAGCTACGACTACCTCACTAAGATCTACAAGGATCGGATCCGCAATGCCGAGTTCACGGGCCGCAGCGTCGAGGTGAAACAGAACGACAAGGTCATCGCCACCAAGTTCGAGCTGATCGTCTCGCATATCGACTGGAACATTCTGTAAACAACATTCAAATCACATTTAAACAGTAATTAATATGAAAGCAATCACTATCAAAAACATGATCCTCGCCGCCCTTATGGCGGTATGCTTCTGCGCATGCTCCTTCGCCGCCGAATCCGATATCGCCGGCACGGTGGCCGTGGTGGCTATGGCCGCTCCCGCGGCCGTGGTGATCGAGTCCTTCGACATCGAGAACCTGAAGATCCCGATGGAGGAATACCAATCCCTGAAGGTGAAGCACAAGCACATCTACGTCCTGGACATCAAGATCGACGACACGGAACAATACCAGTTCCTGGCACGCCGCCCTTCTCGGGATTTACTGATGGCGACGGCCGCGGCGGACGGTGATATTGCAAAAATTAACGATCTGATCATAAAGAATATGGTGCTGGCGGGCGATATGGAGGCGCTCGACGACGGCTTGGTATACGGCAGACTGCTCAAGGAACTCGGCGTGCTGATGAAGCTCGGCCAGGGTTTTTTATCCAAGGCATAGAGGAGGCCGAAAAGGCATTCGGGGCGGACGGCATAAGGCAAATAAATCTTGCCATTCAGCACACCTTCGGCGTTGACCCCATGGCGATCGACGAGCAGGAGTGGTTCGACCTCTATGCGAAATACAAGTACCTGAAGAAAGTAGATCAGAAAATTATCACGCTGGCCGTAACGGAGGCGCTCTACGACGTTTTAAACAAGATTTTCAGTGGCAACAGTAACGACACAATGGATAACGGAGCTGGTTGACGGCATATCGGATCCCGTTAAGGAGATCACGAGTGCGGGCCGGGAGGCCGCCGATGCTATCGATGAGATAAGCAACTCGGCCAACGGCGCCAACAACGAGATCCGCAAGCTCTCGGCGATGGATCTCAAAGCCACCGCCGACGCTATCCGTGACCTCACGGGCCAGTTTGAGAGTCTTATGCAGCCGGGCCTGGCGTTCGAAGCCCAGATGAAGGAGATGCAGTCCATCACCCGGTCTACGAACGAGGAGATGGAGGCCTTCGGAGAGAGCGCCCGCCGCACGGCCAAAGCTTACGGCAACGATGCCGCCTCGCAGCTCGAGAGCTACTCGGCGCTTATCGCCCGCTTCGGCCCCAGGGTCGCGAGCGACAGCGCCGCTCTTGCTGTGATGGGCGAAAACATCGCCATCCTGAGCAAGCTGATGAGGGGCGATGCCGTGGGAGCTATGGACGCCCTGACAACGGCGATGCTGCAGTTCGGCGTCGACGTGAACAACCCTCAAGCTGCAGCGGCCGAAATGACACGTATGATGCACGTCATGGCCGCGGCCGGTAACGAAGGGGCCTCCGAGGTGATCGACACGGCCGAAGCGCTGAAGAATGCCGGCGTGGCGTCCAAAAATGCACACCTCTCCTTCGAGGAGACCAACGCGGCGCTCCAGGCCTTGGCCCAGGGCGGCCGCGTGGGCGCCGAAGCCGGTGTCTCGCTGCGTAACGTCCTCGGAAAGATGGGCGGTATCGACATCATTCCGCGCCGGGCACAAAAGAAACTCCAGCAGCTGGGCATAGATTACAGCATCGTGTCGGATAAAAGCCGCTCGTTCGTGGAACGCCTGCGAGAGCTGCGAAAGGCCCAGGGCGACGCAACGCTCATCGCCCAGATTTTCGGCATCGAGAACGAGGCCGCCGCCAACATCCTGCTCAACAGCATCGATGCCCAGGAGGAGATGACCGGAGCGATCACCGGAACCAACGCGGCCAACGAGAGCGCCGCCATCATTATGGAGAGCGGCGCCGAGAAGCTGGCCCGCTACAACGCCTGGTTGAACGACCTGAAGATAAGTTTCTATGAGGTCGCCGGCGGGATCCTGCCCTTTGTCGTCGGGCTCGGAACAATAGCCTTTACGATCGCAAACATAGCAGCGGCGGCAACCGGCATAAAGACGCTGATCACCTTCATCAGGGGGCTCACCATTGCACAGTGGGCGCTGAACGCCGCCTTCTGGGCAAACCCTCTGACCTGGATCATTGCCGGCATTATGGCCCTGGTTGCCGCAATTGCCCTGGCATGGAGCAAATTCGAGGGTTTCCGCAAGGTTATATATGGCGTCTGGGAGACCATCAAGGGCTTCGGGAATATCCTGAAGACATTTGTCATAGACCGTATAAAGGGAATCATCTCCGGGCTCGGGTCGCTCGGAAAGGCGATAAGCCGACTCTTCAAGGGCGATTTCAGCGGCGCCTGGGAAGCTGCCAAGGAGGGAGCCGCCGACATCAGCGGGTATGCGGCTGCGAAAAGCGCCGCCCAGAGCATGGGCGACCTGAAGGGAGCATACCAGGTCGGCGCCATGAAAGGCGAAGAGTCCTGGAAGGCCTCCCAGGAAAAAAAGGAGAACAAGCCCCTCGGGCCGTTGCAGAGCTTCCAGCTGCAGCCGGTTACGGGTGACCCGGGATCCGGAACCTCCGGGAAGACGAAGCCCGGAACAGGAACATCAACGGGTAAGCTCGGGGTTAGCGGCCTGACTCGCTCCGGATCCGGCAGCGGCAAGACCATCAACATGACGGTGAACAACTATTTCACCGGATTTAAGGGCACCAAGGAGATGGCCGAGGAGGTGGCCCGGGCGGTAAACAATCGGCTTTCAGACAGCTTAGCGACAGTATAACGATGACGGGACAGGACAGAAATCAAGGGTTATTTATTGCCGACGCAATAAGACAGATATTCGGGATCAACTCGCCGATATTCTTTCCCTATGGCAAGAACGTGCCGCTCGAGCCGGGGCAGTTCCGGGATATCGTGTTGCTGCCGGAGGAGTCCGACGGGGAGGAGATCGCAACAAAGTCGGAGTTCGGGCTGCCGGTGATGGCGCCTATCACTTTCGAGGCGGGAGAGTACAACAGCTACGACCGGCGCACGGCCGCGATCGTGAAGCGTCAGATGCCCGAGTTTACGCTGCCCCTCTCTTCGATCGTAGAGTTCCAGGCACCCAATGATGTCATAAAGACAAAGCTGCAGGGAGGCTCCGGGACCGTAAAAGAGTTTTACAGCCTGGATGACTGGCGCATAACCATCCGGGGCATCGCCCTCAAGAGCAGAACCGAGTGGTGGAGGGAAGACGCACACGAGCAAATCGAACGGCTTATCCAGTGGCGAGGGCTCTGCGACTCGATCGCGGTGCAAAGCCCGATATTCCGCCGCAAAGGGATATACAATATCGTTATCGAGGACATCTCCATCCGTCCGGTGGTGGCGCGTTGGGACGCGATACCCTTTCAGATCGAGGCCGTGAGTGATGAACCGATAGAGCTGTATATGTTATGAGCACCTATGCTATGGCTGCAGACATACAGTTCCCGGAATCCCGGGGTCGCCGGGGCTTCGGGCTGCGCCGGGCCTCGGAGATACACACGGAAAAGAGCTGGAAGGAGTTTACGGGTACGGCGGAGCTCATTCTGCCGCGTAACGTAAAAGATTTTCCGAAGCTCGAGCAGCTGAAGCTCTTTGAAGTCGGAGACCCCATAGTCATAAAATTCGGATACGGCGCCGGTGAGCTGCCCACCGAGTTTATCGGCTACATATCGGGCGTGGAGGATGGCGTTCCCTACCGGCTGAAATGCGAGGACGAGATGTACAAGCTCAAGCGCGGCCAGGTAACGGTAAGCCGCAGCGGCATAACGCTCAAGCAGCTGCTGACGAGGATCGCCCCGGGCTACGAGATCGTGTGCCCCGATATCGCTCTGGGCACGGTACGCTATACGGACGTGGCGCCGATCGACGTCCTGGAGAACCTGAAGAAGGAACTCGGGCTGTACACCTACTTTGTGGGGAAGGTGCTGCACTCGGTCGACGGATACTCCCTGGATGGCCCGACGCTCAACATCGTACTGGAGAAAAACAGCGTGAGCGACAACATCAACCGCGTCAAGGAGGTCGACGAGAAGATCCTGGTAAAATTCCGTTCCCTGCAGCGAAACGGCAAATACCTGAAAATCGAGATCGGCGACAAGTACGGCACGGTGCAGACCCGCAACTGGCCCTACCTGACCGAGAAGGAGATCCGACTCCGGGCAAAACGGATCATCGAGCTGGCCAAGGCCAAGGGCTTCGACGGAACCATAACCCTGCTGGCCATACCCCGGGCGGAGCTGGGCATGAGGGTCGACTTCAAGAGCCTGTTTTACAAAAGCCGTGAAGGGACCTACTACATCGATAAGATCGCCAAGAGCTTCACCGCCTCCGACGGTATCCGGCAGGTTGTAACGCTGGGCAGTAAAGTATTGTAACAATGGATGAACTGGATAAACTGGCCGCAACCCTTGAGCGGAAGGCGCAAAAGGCGCGGCAGGCGCAGATACGATATGCGGAGTGTGTCTCGGTAGATTGGGAGGCCAGGACAATGACGGCCAAGGGCACGGCGGACGATCTCGAATACCTGGACGTAGCGCTGGGACTGGGGGCGATATACACGAAGCCGGCGGCCGGGGCCGTGTGCCTGATCGGAATCATCGACGGGCAGGAGGTTTCAGCATTCCTGATAGCAGCCGAAAAGGTCGAGCTTGTGGAATATGCAGCGGATCGTGTGACGGTAAACGAGGGTAAGAACGGCGGACTGGTTAAGGCTCCGGCGCTCACGACCCGCCTGAATGCGATCGAAAAGGATTTGAACGCACTTAAAACGGTGTTCTCCGGCTGGGCGGTGGTTGCCAATGACGGCGGCGGAGCCCTGAAAACAGCGGCAGCGGCATGGGCCGGGCAGCAGCTGGAGATGACGACACAGGAGGGCATAGAGAACGGAAAAATAACGCACTGATGAGCAAGGGCATATTGTTAAACGGGGATAACGACGTCGAGATCCGCAACGGTTCGGTCGTGACGGGCGAGAGAATGATGCAGGACGCATACATGGTGCTGGGGATGAATCAGGGAGAGCTGAAGGATGACCCCCTGACCGGGGCCAACCCGCTCCGGACGATCCGGGGAAAGGTGCAGCCCGAGAAGACGCGCAAGATGGTTGAAATAGCCCTCGAACGGGTCGGGATAAGGCTCGACAACATGAAAGACCGCCTTCAGACGCTCATCAATAACGAAAAGGCATAACGGCGATGGAACGTTTCGGGAAAATCATCGAGGCCGTATCCTCGAAGGTATTGCAATACCTGACCAGCATAGCCGGAGGCCTGCTCGTGGCTTTCGAGGCCTCCATCCCTTTTTTCGTACCGTGCCTGATAGCCACGGTGGTCGATATATGGGCCGCTTACTGCCTGGCACGCAGAGTCCACAAGGGCTATCCGGACAGGGCCGACGGGAAGTTTAAGAGCGAATACAAATACCGGATCATGTACACAATGATCATAGCCCTGCTGGCGATCATGCTGGCAAACTATGTCGACGTTCATGTGGTCAAGGAGAGCGACCTGGCCGTGCGCTGGGTCATGGGGTTCTTCCTGTTCTACCAGGGCTGGAGCATCCTGGAGAACTGGAGCTCGGAAAATGACAACAAGATCGCCCGGGCCCTCCAGCGAATTATGGTCAATAAGGCCGAGCGGCACCTCAATGTACCCCTGGAGGATATAATGTTCAAGGACAAAACAAAAGACGAAAAATGAAAAAGAAATGGATAATATGGGGCATCGTTGCGGCTGTGGCCGTAGTGCTCGGAATCGTATTCCCGCGTTACATCCTCGTGGGGGTCATCTGCGCCCTGGCCGGATGGGTCGGGCATTACTGCTACTCTGAATCCAAAGCCGTATGAAGCACTTTACTATGGAGGAGCTGACGCGCTCCCAGACCGCCCGGACAAAAGGCATAGACAATACCCCGAGCGCGGAACACCGCTCCAATATCGAAATGACCGTGGCGCAGCTGCTCGACCCGCTGCGGGGAGCATGGGCCGTCAGGTGCGCAACGCAGGTGTGGGGAACGCCCGCGATCCGCGTATCGTCCGGCTACCGGAGTCCGGCGCTCAACAAAGCTGTCGGCGGCTCGGATACATCGGCGCACAGCGTCGGCTTCGCATTCGACATGGTGCCGGTAAACGGCCGGCTGGCGGAGTTCAAGGCATTTTGCCGGGAGTTCCTGACGGGCCGACCGTTCGACCAGATGATCTCCGAGGACGAGGACGCTGCCGGAACGCCGCGCTGGATTCACCTCGGCTACAAGAACCGCCAGGGCGGGCAGCGCCGGCAGCTGCTCACCATGCGCGGCGGCAAATACTTTCCGATGACATGAGACGCCTGACAGACATAGCGATCGTGGTGGCTTCCTTCCTGCTGGGAGCCTTTCTCGGCCGCCGGTCGGTCGAGGTGGCGACGACAACCATCGTGCGCGTCGACACGGTATTCTACGAGAAGCCGCAGCCGATCGGGACCACACTTGCGGGAACTGTCACGGCACGCGTCCCCCGGCTTCTGTTCGCGCCCGGGGAAACCATTGTCAACACGGTTGTAGTATCCGCGGCGGACAGCATCGATGTGCAGGTTGCGATCGAGCAAAAAGAATACGGTGACAGCACCTACCGGGCGCAGGTGAGCGGCCCGCGAGTCGGTGAGTATGGGCCGACCCTGGATTGGATCGAAACGTATAATAGAACAGTAACCCGGACAACAACCATCCGCGACCCTTATAAGTGGGAGCTCGGCCCGGCAGCCGGCGCCTGGTATGCAGACTCGGGCGGCAGCGCGTGGATCGGCGGCCAGGTGCGGCGGAACTTCGGCCGGCTGAACCTGACAGCTTCCGGAGGCTGGGATTCCAAGAACGAGGGAGCATTCGTGCAGGCGACCCTCGGCGTGACATTGTGGAGAAAATAGGTCGAACTTAATCTGAATACCTCGAGGCTTGTGTGCGGCTCAGTAAACTGCAAAGACAGAGATAGGAGCGTGGGGAACCCTCTCGAGAGGCGTGTGAAGGATAGGCAAGCTACCTGATGCCGAGGTAGTCGTACTCTCGAAAAAGGCACACACATCCCGCGGAAAGCTAACGACTTGAATCCCGGAGCGAGACCGGGGCGGGAGCGACGATCATAACTGACAAATGTAAAACAACCATGAGCAAACAGATTCTTTCATGAAAGCTATCGTACAAACCGGGCAGACGCTTCTCGATGTGGCCTTACGGGAATGCGGAAGTGAGGAGGGCGTTTTTCCGCTGGCCAGCAGAAACGGGCTGTCCATAACAGACGCTTTAGAACCGGGACAGGTCCTTGAGGTTGCACCGGAGGATGTCGTAAATCAGGAGGTTGTAGATTATTACAAGGCTAAAAACATACTCCCCGCTACGGAGCTGGAGACACCTCTCGAGGAGGGTATCGAATTCTGGGCTATTGAATACGATTTTATTGTGAGCTAAGTGCTAAGCACTTTTTGTGGGCAGGAACGTTGTCTGTAGATCGACGGTATATCGTGATGGAATGGTACAATAAATTTTACGCGTTACTTAAGTATGGCAAGAGATATCAAGGATATAAAAAGAGAGATGACTGACCAGTTTATGGCCAGCGAGTATATGCGGCAACGATATGGCTTCGGAGCCGGGGAGTCTTTCGACACCCACTTCTCCACCGTCAGCCTCGAAAGTATCTTTTTTGCGGTAGCCGCCTTCGGTTTCTGGGCGCTCGAACAGCTGTTCGGATACCACAAAACGGAATGTGCGGAGCTCATCAGCGAGCTTAAACCCCACTCCGAGCGGTGGTATGCAAACAAGGCCAAAGCCTTTATGCTTGGGCGCGAGCATGTCGAGGATGAAGATTACTACGATACCACGGGGATGGCCGACGAGGAGATCGAGCGCGCCCGGGTCGTGAAATATGCCGTGGCCGTGGAGAAGGCGGGCGTTGTATATATCAAGGTCGCTACGGACTCCGGCAGCGAGCGGGTCCCATTGCCGGATGAACAGCTCGAAGGGCTGAAAAGCTATATGAAGGAGTGCAAGGACGCCGGAGTGGTGCTGGAGTATATCAACGCGCCGGCGGAGCATTTCCGCCTCACGATGACCATCTATTACAACCCGATGGTGATGAACAACGAAGGGGTGAGCTTCTCCGGCGGGCAGCCCGTTCACGACACCATCCGGGCCTTCATCAAAAATCTGCCCTTTAACGGCGAGTACCGGAACGCCTCGCTAGTCGACGCCCTTCAGGTGATCGAGGGGGTCGTTATCCCGGAGCTGAAAGCGGCCGAAGCGAGCAAGGACGGTGTGGCATGGGAGACGATCGACGCCAAGGCGGTACCGTCCAGCGGCTACTATAAAATCTATAACGATGCGGACCTGCAGCTGACATTCAAGCCCTATGAGACTGTTTCTGATTAATTGGCGCCGGCTGCTGCTGATAAGGCTTCTGCCCGGGTTGAGAAACTCCTGGGTGCGCTATATGCTGGACTGCGTTTTTGCCCCGCTGGTAGTCCTGCACGACTATTTCTGGAATAACCGACAGGCGAATATCACCCACATTCGCCGCAACGGCCAGGTGTGCCACCTGCGGCGGATGCTCAATGAGGAGTTTCCCGAAGCCGAAGGGCGGATCCGGATCGAAGAGGACCTGGCCACGGGACAATGGCTGTATGCCTGGGACGAGCAGGGAAACGACGCCTTTACGAACTATACCCTGGCCGAAGACGATACCCTGGTGTGGGATCAGGGCGCCATCGTCGAAGGCGTAAGCGGTTTTATCGTGATAATACCTAAAGCGGTGTTCAGCGTGAATAATGACGCCAAGGTCAGGGCTCTGCTGAACACCTATAAATTAGTTTCAAAAACTTATACCATCATCTATGAATAAAGCGCAATACACGGGCCGCCCGGAGCGGAACTACCCCCTGAGCACCGAAACATTGGATTTTATACAGGGGCAGGTGCTCCTGGCCGCAGAGTGGGCAAAGATGGCCGGAGGCAATTATATCCTCTCCGGATGCGAAGACACGGGCGACCGGATCGGGGACGGCACGCTGATCATCGAGGGCGAGGTGCTCCCCTTTGTCGGCGGCATCAAACAGGGGATGATCCGCATCGTTACGACCAAAACAAGCATCACGGCCGGCGGCAATACATACGACGAGGCCCGGACATTTCGCGCGGCGCAATTCGGCCGTAACCTTCAGGATGCGGAGACATATCCCTGGGCGGATTTTAAGCCGCTCCCGACCAACAAATTCCTGCTCGAGAACTCGGCGACGAAGAAGGAACTCGAAGCGCTGCGGAACCTGGCAATGCCCAAAGGCGGGATCATCATGTGGAGCGGGACTGTCGCGGATATTCCTGCGGGCTTCGCCCTCTGCGACGGCTCGACGGTCAACGGCGTGCGCACCCCCGATCTGCGGGGGCGCTTCGTGGCCGGATACTATGCCAAGCGGGCCGACGAATCGTCGGCAAATGCCGACCTGCTCCGGGATTACGGCAGTATCGGCAATACCGGGGGCAGCAAGGCGGTGGCGCTGGCCGTAGACCAATTGCCGGCACACAACCACGCTTTCTTCGGCAACGTCCGCCGCCGCGGGATAGAACTGCCCTATAAGCAAATCAGCTCCAACGATTACAACGTCAGCGGCGATTCCAACGTCAGCCACGCATCGGATTTTGCAAGCGGCTCGACAGGTGCCGGAGCGGCGCACGAAAACAGGCCGCCCTATTACACATTGGCATATATCATTAAAACCGTATAGCTATGAAAGTTGCAAGCAGAAACCAATTATATGAATGGTTTAAGAGGGGTCTTAAACCATTGCAGGAGCACTTTTGGGAGTGGATATTCTCATTCTGGCACAAAGACGATAAGATACCCGCAACCTCCATCGACGGGCTGCAGGAGGCGCTCGACGACAAACTCGACAAAGCCGAACTCGGCACGTCGATAGACGACGCGAAGAACGAACTCGGAGAATATGTCGACGAGGCCGTGGGTAGTCTGACGGACGATATCCGTGATGTGAAAGATCTGGTTGACACCAAGTACCCCGATGCCGACGGCAAAGCGCTCGAACGGCGGGTCGGGGCGACGGAGGCTGCACTCACGGCGCATGAGGCGACGAATGAGCAACAGTTCGCAAGTGTCGACACCAGGCAGGCCGAGCAGGATACCGCCATATCCCGGAATGCGCAGGATATAGAAGGTATCCGGCAGGATATTGCCAACAAGGAGCACTTCCGCGGTTATTTCGCCGCCAACGCCGAGATCGAGGCCCTGGCGAGTCCGGATGCCGGGGACTATGCGTACAGTGCTGAAAGCGGCACAAAATGGGCCTACAACGGTACCGCATGGGAAAATACGGGC